ATATGGCTCGCGGAGGATAAAAACGTAGTCGATATTGGTGCGGAGATTTGGAGGGATACCCAGGGGATATTGCATTGTGATGACTAACATGACCTTCCAATGACGTCCGTTCATGAACAAAAGCCTCATCATCACATCCTTCGTCCATTTGTTATCATACAGACAATCATCCAATACGACAAATGTACGAGGGTCAATGGACGACTTCTTATACATATCCTGTTCCTTCTTCACCTGCTTCAGGACCGCCTTTTGGCGCTTGAGAATATTTTCGATGATTGCGGTGTTATATGCGTCATGGATGAATAGTTTTGGCACATGGGCCGCGAAAAACCCGTTGCCGGCTTCTGTCCCTGAGATGACGGTCCCAATGGGGATATCCTGGTGGTGAAACATCAAGTCCTGAACGAGAAAACTTTTACCTGTATCACGTCGGCCGATGAGAACGATAACGGGCCCCTTATTTTCATCGGGGCGAAAGCTGATGGCCTTCATATCAAACTTCGCGAGTTCTAAATTCATTTACACGCAATCACGACGAATCGAGTAAATGGTGATAAAAATGGCATATATTATTTAATGACATTTTTTACGAATGAAATGGAATGAAATGGAATGAAATGGAATGAAATGGAATGAAATGGAATCGGATGCGGAATCGATACGGAATCGGAATCCGGAATCGGGATGCGGTGGAGCCCCCGTTTAAAATCAATTTATAACTTCTATTTAACAATCATACCAGTATTTCATTTAGGAACAACATGTCTATATCGAAGACGCCGAAGACGCCGATGCCGATGTCACCTGCGTTATTCCAATTACATTATCGGAAACATAAGTATACCCCGGAGAAGATAGAAACCGCGCTATTATTCGATATCCAGAATTTTACTCCGATTTATTCGCGATTTTTCGATATCAACGAGTCCAATTATAATAGTATCCAATTGAACCAAAAGTATTATTTACAGAATATTATCGAGCATTCGCGTGAACACGCCGAAACGAATCAAACCCTAAACCATCTTGAAACGGTGATTGGGGATGATGCTGGCAATGCGCATAATGCGCCGATATTTGTGAAGTATTCGCCGCTACTTGACCCTATCCGGTATTTATCGGGTAAATATAATATCAATGATACGAAAACGATGACGCTACCCAAATACAATTCGAGTTCCACGGATTGTGAAGAGAAAATGCTAAACGTGAACAATGCGTCGTATGTTGACGGGTTTTTCTCCTACTTAACGAGCAAAACACTTCATACCCACGGAGTCGTCCACGGACTGGATTATTATGGCAGTTATTTATGTAAGCAACGCGAATTTTCCACGAATGTGTTTGATGATATCGAGTATCTTGTCGGATGCTCGTTTTTCAATACATACGAGAACGAACTCTTCACAATCGATTATTCGCAGTTTGGCGAAGACGAATCCGACCTATCGGATATCAATGCGAGTAAATTAATGAAACTCCGTAATAAGTTGAAACCGATGATTGGTACGTCGGTGGAGGGCGATGACGGTTACATCGTTCCGGACAACGATTATTCGAATAATAATAACAGGCTTCATATTCTTGATACGGTAGTTGTCGAAGAATGCGATTCGACCGCTACACCATTCGAATCAGAGTGTGTCGTAATCGATACACCCACCGCTGCCGCTGCCGCCGCCGCCGCGCCTGAAATGGTCGAATTGAATGTTGAAGACCTGATGATGAGTCAAAGCCAGCAAGACGGGGGTGGTGGTGCTGAAACGAAACTGAATCATAAGGACCGCACGAGAGACCAGGATTATTCTAGTGATAGTGATTCATCGCAGTCGAATTCATCGTATACTACGATAGACGCCGAGGGGGACGGCGAGGGCGAGGGCGGTGACAGTGGCGACAGCGAGAGCGGCAGCAGCGTCGGCGACGGCGACGGCGACAGCGACGACAGCGATAGCGAGGACGGCGATAGTGGCGACGGAAATAATGAAGGAATCAAAGTGGATGATACTTCGTTCACGGACGGCAGCGACGAGAGCGACGACAGCGACGGGTCATATGAGAGCGATGATGAAAATATCATCGTTAAAATCAAGGACTTCCCTGTTCAAGCAATTCTCCTTGAAAAGTGTGTAAGCACCCTGGACCATATCATGATGACGGATGAACTGACAAAAGAAGAGTGGTCGTCTATTCTATTCCAGGTGATTATGACGCTCATTATATACCAGAAGATGTTTGCGTTCACACATAACGACCTTCATACGAACAATGTGATGTTTATTGAAACCACTGAAGAGTTTCTTTATTACCTCTATGAAGACCAGTATTATAAGGTCCCTACGTATGGCCGCATCTTTAAAATCATCGATTTCGGACGGGCGATTTACAAGTTCCGCGGGGAGCTCATCTGTAGCGACAGTTTCCACCCGAAAGGCGACGCCGCCACGCAATACAATTTCCCGCCATATTATAATGCGGACAAACCCACCGTAGAACCGAACTACAGTTTTGATTTGTGCCGGTTCGCATGCGCACTATTTGATTATTTCATATACGACCTGCGTAAAGTGGAAAAGCTGTGTAAAACCGACCCGGTGATTCGGTTAATCGTGAAATGGACGATGGATGATAAAGGGCGTAATGTGCTGTATAAATCGAGCGGAGAGGAGCGATACCCGGATTTTAAACTGTATAAGATGATTACAAGAACGGTCCACAATCACATCCCTTCGGGTGAGATTCACAATCCGATATTTGATGAGTATAAAATCACGTATAAAAAATATAAGAAGCATGCGTCCATTGCGGCGAAGTTCCCGAAAGATGGTCGAAATACACATATTGTTATGAATGTTGATACGTTACCGTCGTATGTAATGGAATGAAATGGAATCCGGGAATGAAATGGAATCCGGGAATGAAATGAAATGGAATGGAATGGAATGGAATGGAATGGAATCCGGGAATGCTACGACTAGCGGCTGCGGTTCAGATACATATTTCGGTGCGCCGGAAGTCCATTCTTCGCGATGAACTCGATATTCCGCATTGTCCATCCCATACTTGCGCCGGAATGACCGACCTCCATTTCATTCTGGACGAGTGTGATGACCCAGTCGTCGCCCCCACTGAACATGAATCCGCGTTCGGAGGGTGGGCTGTAATTGGAGATATACTGCCATACATCGATTTCCTTGGTCTTGACCGTGGGTGATTCGGTGGCGCGGACGACTGCGCGCAGACCATCTCTCAAATTGCTTGTGGAAAGCGAGTCGTTCATATACGAGAAGTCCCACGCATTCGCGGCGGCGATGGTGCGAGGCCAGTATACGGATTCGGAGGCAACGGCGACAGATACAGATTCAGGAGCAACAATAGCCATCGTAGAGTGTACGTATAATAAACGAACGATGAGATATATACAACAATAAACATATGATTTCAATTTTGTCATATGTTTATACTGAAATTAGTATTTGAATGATGATATCTTATCCAATATCACACCAACAACGACACCAAGCGATAAACTCCCGGATGCGAACCCGACAATCGCGGTGATGAGTGTTATTATCCATCGCCTATCAAATGATTGCGGTTTGAATATGCTATCCCAGTCGCCTGTTTTGTATACAACGAGTAACATAACACCGACAACCGCCGCAATCGGGATTTCGTTGATGGCGCGACCGAAGAACAAACAAATCACGATAAAAAGCACACTTGTGATCACCGATGAAAACTGGGTTTTCGCACCATTTGCTAAATTAAGTTTACTCTGTCCGACAAGCACACACCCGCCAAATCCGCCCGTTAGCCCCGTCGCGATATTTGCGATACCTTGGGCAACGCTTTCACGGAACGAGTTTCCCTTTATATGAAGCACACTTTCGGCGTCTTTCACCATAATAAGCGATTCTAATAACCCGGTAAATGCCATCGCCGCCGAAAATGGCAGCATTTTCAGAAGACTTTCCGCGTCATATTTGATGTGGGAAATACCCTCTAACGAAATAAGCGATGGCAACTCTGAATGTATCGCGCCGGTATCTCTCACACGGTCGATATTGTAATATTTCGTAAAAATGTAAATAAACGCGGTAATCGCGAACATCGAAACTAATCCACCGGGTATATGGATATGTTGGTCGCTGC